CAACTTGAGGAGTTTCTTTGATATCTCCTGTAACACGATTTTGTACTAGATACTTACCACGAAATTGTTCCATAGCAGCATATGTAAAGTTTTCATCACGTTCGTGTTTAATGTAATTGTTTAGTTCATTCCATTCTTCAGCAGAATAATTCTCTAGTAGAGAGATATCATACCAGCCTTCTTCAACATTCTTTTTTACTGTTTCCAACAAGTGTGCTGGCTGAAAATTTCCATAAACCTGTTTACGCAAATGATAGTTAATAAGACGACCTGCTACCCACTGATAATTAGGAGTTTCTTCACTAATAAGATCTGCTGCACTTTTGATAAGAGTTTCTTGAATTTCACTACTAGTAATTCCATTGTAAAACTGAATACTGCTTTTGATTTCAACTTCACTAGCACTAACGCCATTGATACCTTCTGTTGCATAAAAAACCACTTTGTGTAGTTTGTCTAAATCAATTGGTTCCTTTGTACCATTGCGTTTTGTTACGTGAATTTCAGTCATGCTAGTATCCTCTCCATACATCTATTTTATTAATTTTTTTTAACTACTGTGTTTATATCTATACTATAAACAATTGTTTCTGACTCAGGTCTACTACTTATAACGCCGTGACGGTAATTAAGCAAGTATTTTTCATCTATTAGAGCACATAATCTTTGTATGCTATCTTTTGGGTTTTGTACAAACACTAGTCTATTAGGAATTCTAGGATTTGCATAATAAATTGTGTAGCTCATACCAAGTGCCAAGCTGTTTTCACAAAAGTCTCCTTTGTGTAACATTTCCCAAGGTGTGGGCCAAAAATTAGAATCTACTGGATCTATGCTAATACTAGAGATAGGTGAGCTTTTCCACCAATCTACAACTGTTTGGCATACTTCCAATGTGTTTTCGATATCTAAACTTAGCCTGAACTCTCTCCACATTTTTAAACGAGTGTGAGGAGATTCAAACCAAGCTCTATGGTTTAATTGCTGTTCCAAGTTTGATACGTATATTTGAATTGACTGATAAGATTATCGTTATCAGTATATTGTAATTTCATTGTATTTGTTACTGAAATATCAACATTGAAGACAACATCAACAGTATTAGGAATAGTTCCTGTTTCTGTGTATATGTCATCTATTGTTGATGTGCTATTTGCAGTATCTGTGGCAAATCTTAATTGACCTACTCTAACACCGTTTGTACTTGAAAGTGTATAATCCATAACTACTACATTACTTTGTGTTGTATCGATTTGAAATCCAGTGTCGCTATTAGATCCATTTGCTGCTAATTGTATCGAATAAGGAGTTGTTTGGTGAAGATGAATTTCACTGTTAAATCCAACAGTTATAACACCAGTAGGAGCAGTACTAAATGTCAGTGTAGTTCCTGTTACTGTGTAATCGCTAGCATTTACTGCGGCACCATCCACAAACACTCTAAGTATCGTAGGCTCAGTTAATCCAATAGGAACGGTAAACTGTGTTAACACACCGTTGCCTGTTCCAACATTAACAGTATCGTTGCCAATAAACAAACGTCTTTCGTCTTTGGCGTATCCATATTCGCCAGCATCTAAAATAGGCAAGTCAGTGAAATCACCTTGCCTTACTCTAATTTTACTAATTCTTGTATCTGCCATATCGTGCTCCTGATACAGTATTTATGACAAGTTATAGAACTCTGCGACTCTCTGAGCCCATTTTTCTGTCCACATTTCAAATTCTTCTGGTCCAACTTCAAACAGTTGCCATTGTAAATCTCTACTGCACATAAAAATAGCGGCACGTTCAATTTTTGTATCAAACACTTCATTGTGTGCCATGCCGTAAGCTGCGGCTTGCATAAAGTAATCATCAATCCATTCACGCTTTTTGGGCTTGTTAGTTTGTTTGAAGTCCATGATGTGCGGTTCGCCCTTGTACACACCAACTAAATCAGTTGTACCTGCATACAATTGCGGATAGCAAAGATTAACTTCGCTACCCCACACTTCGTCTAGATCTTCTTCGATGTTTTGCTTTACTGTGTCTGCCATCATCTTGGCTTGCAGTACAGTTTCACCTGTGTACTCTTCGTTCTTTACCCAATGCTCCAGTATGTTGTGCATGATAGTGCCAACATTTGCCGCTTCGGTGACTATTTTTTGTGCTTGTTCTTCCCCTACACGTTTCTTCCAGTTAGCAAGTGCTTGTCGTTTCTCTTGGGGTTTAGTTTTGTCCAAGATAGTGGTGACGCTGGGTACAGGATCACCATAGGGATTTTCGTACAAACGTTTGCCGTTTACACTTTTGCGTTTGAATTCTTTATACGGGTAGGGGGAAGTGATGTTTAACATTTTGTTACTATAACATACCCGTGTATTACTTGTCAAGCACATAAGGTGCAAATTGTGCTGGATTGTTTTGCACATGGTCACGTAATGTATGTGCAGGAAGTGGAAACTCCGGTGTGTTGTTGTAGTAAACTACATCTGAATCTTCTTCCCATGGATCTTCACTGTAACACTGCCAAATCTCTCCCCACATGAACCAAAATCCGGTACACACAAGTTCAATTTTATTGATAGGAACATCGATTCCGTAATCCTGTTTCCAATGTTTCCGGCAATCACGTAGTACATTTATTTGGCGAGCTGGATGAGCACTGGACGAAAATCCCCAAGGAACATTGTACTCTTTTGGTGCATGGCAACCGTAGAACAATTCCGGATCCTCATCCGGATAGCGAGCAATAAGGTCAAATTGCTCCTGAGGTGTGAGTGAAATTTCCTGTGAAATTGGCATTAGTACAGGCATGAACGTACTCCTTTTATTTGTCTGCTAAGATAGCATACACTAAGAAGTCTTACTTGTCAATAACTAATTACCCATTTAAAAGTTTTATTGGTGTTTGTATTAATCAATCTATCAATTGTATATCCCAAATTTTGGAAATACAATATTACTTGATTCATTTGATCTGTTTTAGGTCTATCACTGGTAACACCTTGCCATACACTGTAATAACTTACACTTTCTGGATTTGTTGCTGTTGTAGTTCCGGCACTCAAACCTAAACTAGCATTTGCAGTGCCATTACCAACAACAAAACTCCAACTCAATGCGGCTGGTACACTGTATGTAAGAACCAATTGATTACTGGAATTTTTGGTTGCTACAATACCATTTACATTTGCATCATTGATATCAGCAATTACACTGTTTAAATTTGTGCCACTAGTACCCAATGTGATAGTACTACCTGCCAGCACTAATGTTGGAGTTCCAACAATAGTAGGATTAGCAATTGTGCCTGTTACTGCTATTTCAGGTGTACTTTCTGTCATCGTAGTACCGTCACTCACTGTGGTTTCGTATAAGCCGTTGCCTGCATCTTGGATGACCTGTCTCATAAGCGCATTAACCTCGTCATATATTGTAAGGTCTGCTCTTGCCATTGCTCTAGCTTCTGTTTTATTAATATAATATGTCACAGCTTGTCATCCTTTTGCATTTGTTTCTTAGCCATTTTCTCCACAGTGTCATCTTCTGGTTCAGCATTTGAACGGGGAATTGCTGTATCCAGTGTGATGTCTTTTTTGTTGCTTGATCCAACACTAGTAATGGTTGGCAGTAGGTCCAATAAGTCTTGTATACTAACACTGTAACCCATTGCACGAAGTTTAGCAAGCACCATGTTGGTAGGTATCTTAAACTTGCCATTAGCTTTTGCCCTAGTAATTAATTCTTCTAGGTCGTTTAAAAGATCTTCCTGTTCTTCGTTTACTATAACTTCGTTAATCAACATTTTAATTTGAGCCTATTTTTCTCAGTTTTGCCAAGCGATCAAATCTTTTTACTGGATCTGCCATAATACCGCCAAATTCACCGCCTTTTACATCACCGCCATAATCTCTAGCTGCTATTTCACCGGTAGTCATTGCTCGCAGCGCCCCTAGTTTTGGTTTAGGCTTTGGCACTGCCATCCCCACTCGCTTTGATCTAGGTAATGCTTCGTCACCGCCTGGTCCTGTTGGCGGCGGAGCCACAGTATTAAAAGGCGTACCGTCTGGTCTAGTCTTTGGTCTACCTTTTGGAGCCGGAGCCATGGATGCTGCACCAGGAGCCGGATCCATGGTTGCTGCACCCTTCATGCCCATTTGTCTTTGACGTAGTTTGCTAGGACCACCTTTGGTTGTACCTTGTGGAATTCCACCATCTAATGCATCTTGTGTCTTCCAGTTTTTTAAAGGATTATTTTTATATTTTGCCCTGAACTCGTTCCTCCAATCCTTTTCATCAGGAGTACGGTAGTACCAAGGCTTGCCAGCCTTTTTCTGATCAATATATGCATCTTCTTGATCAGGTCTAGCTTCGTCCAGTTCATTGATTACGTTAATGAAATGTTCTTGAGACATTTGGCCACTCTCAACCATTTTAAAGAGCCTGTCTTTACTCTCTAGAAACTTTTTTTCAGAAAGAGCACCTTTCTCTATGTCAGCAATTGCGCTTTCGCCTTTGAGTTCTCTGCCAATGGGATTGTCATCGCCTGCGGCTGCATTGTCACCATCAAAGTCGTCTCCCATGTCTACATCTACATCCATGTCATCTACTGCGTCCATGCCCATGTCTGTTGGTGCAGGTGTTGCAGGTGCTTGACCACGTGCCGCTAGTGTTGCATTTTCAACTGACTCTTTTGCAGTTTTCATTGCGTCTAGCAGTGCGCCCAATGCTGCATCTGCAGCGGCATTATATGCTTCTGCTTGTTCAAAACCTACTTGCTCTTTCATTGCGTCTACGATTGGCATTAGTTTTTGCACTTGCATTTCTGCAACGTCTTCTACCATGCCTTGTAATTCGTCAACTAGTTCTTGAGCGGCTAGTAGCACTTCTGCTTGTTCTAGCTCATCTTCCATTACAACACTTTCAGTTTTGGCTTTCATCTTCTTGCCATCTGTGCGAGTTGGAGCAACTTCATTGATGTAAGTTTTAAGTTGATGCTGAATAAGTCCTAGCTTGTTGTACTGTGGATTCTCCCAGTACTTGAAATCATTTTCTTTAATAGCCATCATTTTGGCTTCTGTAGTGTTAAGCATACGGTTTAAACTATCCATGTTCATGCTTGATAGATCCACCTCATGGTTAAAACTATCAGCTAGAACTTTGTTTAGTTTTTGTACGTTGTGCTTGGCACTGTTTAAATCGTTTAAAAACATGTTTCTATTCCCGTTCTATATATTGTATTTATAGTTTTCTTAATATTTTGTTCTTAGCTTCTTGTAGCTTGTCTTTGGCTCTATCCAGCTTTGCAAGTGCAACATCTTCATTGATTGAGCCTTTTTTAATTCTGCTGTTGTGCATGTATACTTCGTAAAGACTGTTGGTGTATTCTGTATCATACCTCACCAAGTCTTGTACTTTACTGCTTTTGTTTAACATTAGATTTTTAACAACACCCATTGCTGTTTCAAACAGTGCAAGTTCCTTGTGTAGTATACGATTGCCTTCTACTACGTTGTAAAACTTTTTCTGTCTACCAGCAAAGTTTTGTAGCACAATGTCAACTCTATAATTTTGTACACTGACACTGGTTTCATCTACTCGCTGATTGATTGCCATTTTTAGATCAATATCTCGTTCTGCTCTTTCAGCAACTATACGTGTTGTTTTATCAACGCCGTCTAGTTTGGTCAAGATATCAAACATTGCTTTGGTGTTGCTGTCCATATTACCTTCCAAATCTGTTGATGTTTAGTTTATAGTTGGCTTTGCCTTGATTGACGTCTTTGTCTAAGACACCTCTGGTCACTAGGTTCTGAGCGATGTAATGTTCACGCTCGCTTAGATTTTCTGATTCTAACAATTCATCTGTTTGAAAATATTGCTCGATAAAAGCATTTTCTCTAGTGTTGATCCAAGTCTGTATTCCGCCTTTGGTTACTATTGCTTTCATTTTGTTTGCTCCGGTGCTTGTGGTTGCTGAGGATTTAGCAATCTTTGTGGAATACCAGTTGCTTGTTTTCTTTGTAATCTGTTGATGCGCCTGTTTATTGATTTATTAGAAATATTAATTTCTCTGTTAGCATCTGCTGCTCGATTGTTAATGCGCTTGTTAACATTGACGACATCGGCTTGACTTTGGCGTCTAGCTGCATTGCTCATTCCTATGCTATCTCCATCACGCATTCCATATCCGGTTGGGCCTTCATTTAGACCTTTGTTTATTTCATAACAATCACAGTGTTTGCAGTCTGGTCCACATGTACATTCAGTAACTGGTTGACCGCAACAATCTTTACTGCACATTTCAACACCGTCTTTGTACCATGTTTTTTTGTCTTCGCTGATTACTTCAAATATTTTCATCTCTTGCCAACCTTATTCAATCTTTGCACTGCTTTACTTGCTGGATTAAACTTTTTAGTACGCTGTGCTTTACGTGCCATACGTGCGCCCATTCTTGCTTTGGTCTTTTTAAGTGTCATACGCTTTTTCAAATCAATGGGTTTTCCACACTGACTGGGATTGCTCACCAGTCTGCCTTTGCGCTGTCCAACTGCACAACGGTATTTCCTGCTCACATTTTTGCCTTTACGAGCCCATACTAGCTGCGCTTCAATCACGTTGGTGGTATCAAGTTCTTGTAAGTTCATATGTGTATTTATGCTAAGAGTTAATTCATCAACAATACGATAATAGTTGATAGTATACCTGCAACAACTGTTGCAGCGGCGCCCAATAAAATTCTATTGCTGCTTTGATGCATCTTGAGATTTTCTTCTCTCATCTCGTGTATGTCATTGTGAAGATCACTCACAGCTTTCTCCACACGATCCAGTCGTGATTCCAATCCCTTGTACCTTTCTGCACAAAGATCCACGTGGGCTTCTAAATTAGTTCGCTCTAGCGAAGTGGTTGACATAGTTCAGCTTTCCTGTCACTTCTAGTGACTTTAGTTAAAACAGGGTGCCTCAATTGTATGTTTGCCTAATATTATATCATGTGCCTTAGTTGTGTGCCTTATATGCAATTATTTATATGATATCATGGTTCTTTTTAAACAGTATGTTAACATATCGACGGTCAACTGTTTCGAAACAACGAGAAGATATACCTGCTGTTTCTTCTAATCCTGTTATAATTGCTATTCCGTCTGTATCGTTTATTAAATGATAGAATTTATTGTTGTTGTAATTAAAAACATCCGTATGCTCTATACCAAAGTCTAATCTCCATACTGTATGTAGTCCTTCAAACTGTGTTCCAAAGCCATATTTTACTATATCTTGTGTATAGATTACTGAAACTTCAGGATCAATGGGTTGACTTCTGATACCTATTGTTTGTATCAGTGTATTGAGATTCTGTTGTTGATAATATCGACTGGTGTTTCTCTGTTTTATTCTAGTTTCATTTGAATTTGTAATATCTGCCAGAGTAAATGCTGTGTAAAGATCCATTAACCACCCAGAGACCACTTACCTAATTGTTTACCAACAGCATATGCACCTGCTGTGGCAGCTGTCATTGCAGCTATGTTTGCTAGTGTGTCACTGCCTCTCATCTTAGGCTTTTCAGCATTGTGTGCATTTCGAATTTCTAGACCTTGTGATCTTGCCATGTCTCTTACCATAGGATACATTTCACTTCTCAGTGCGTTTGTTCTATAGTACTGTAACAAACGTGTTACTACCAATTGCTTTTGCATTGTGTTCAGTCTTGGCCAATCTTGTATCAGTCTTCTCACACTTCTATAGTTAGAATTTTGAATGTCTAATCCACGTTCTAACTGTAAAAACAAACTCTGTGGAGCAACAATTGATCTGCCTTGTCTCATTTGTGTTAGGTACTGTTTAATTTTAGCTTCTGGCAAGTTGATACGTGCTTGTTGCATTTGATCTTTTTCTCTAGCAGTGCTAGTTCCGTTTTTCAAACTGGATAGTGCAACATACAAGTCTGTGCCACTTGATCTAAACTGATTAAAGTTGCCAAAGGTCATAGTTCTGTTAGCATATGCTTTAGCATAAGGTGCAAAATCATATGTGTTGTACAACATGTACAAAGTTAGCATGTTTAAAAATGCAAGATCAGCCATAGCTCTATTACTAGTGCCTGCAACACGATCTTTACTTCTGAACATTCTACTTTCATTTAGCTCACTGCCAATGAAGCTGAGATTTAGACTTTTCTTTTCTTCACTCACAGTGTGTCCTCCTGACATTTCTGCATATTGTTTTGCTGTATACTTTTCCATACTAGTATTTACCTTAGTTTGGTGTCCAGCGATGTCGCGGAACCAATTTGATTTTATCTCTTGTTGCTACGTAGCCTTCGCCGCCACGTTCTCCTCGTGTAGTTGCTGTTACATCAGCACCAGCACTGTCTAATTGATCAATGATATCATTTTTAGCATTTTGTACTTTTACTACCAATTCAAGTATAGCATTTAGACCACCGGTATCGCTTGCCATTAGTTTTGCTTGCTGTCCTGCACTTACTTTGCTTTGCTTGAGCCAATCAAAAAATCCTGATTGCAATTGATCAAGTTTTCCCATTTTTGTCATTTGATTTACATAGTTGTACAGTATTGCACTTTTGTTGCTTAACCCTTTTTCAGGTGCTAACCATGTGTCTATTTTTTGTGCGTTGGCATTTGCTGTGTTTACAATATCTTGTACAACACTTGTATCAACTTTAGGTTGATGTGTTACATATGTTTGCCCTAACACTACCACATCATTACTGTTTACACTGTTGGTGTCTTTGATAGGTGTCCCTTGTTTACTACCAAACTCATCATGATATGTGTGTGCTACAATACCTATACTGCTATTTTGTATACGTTGCCCTAGTTTACTGCTGGGGTCAACTGTGTACGTAACTTTGTTAGGTGTAAACTGTATACCTGCATCACTTACACTATAAGGCTTGCTAGGGCTATACAATAAGTCTCCATACACATACCCACGCATATCGCCGGGTGTGTTTGCTTCTAGTGTGTCAAACACTTGTCCCATACTGTTGGCAAAGTCTTGTCTCCAATCCTCACCTTGTCCAGTGCCCATAATAAACTGTTTTAAATTTTCACTGCTGGTGCTTTTGTTTTTGCCCCAACCGTTTTTACCTGTCATAACAAATGTGCCATCTGGCTCACGACCCCAAAACAGTGTTGGATTGCCGTCCCATTTAATACTCACATCCTTTGAATCTTGTCCAAGTCTTTGCAGTATGCTAGCGGCTTGTAGTGCGCCTTTGCTACCATCAAAACTCACTAGGTCTTCGAGGTGATTGTATTCTCTGCCTTTTTGTGTGGCTTCTGTTAAAAATTGACTGGCTCTCATTATTCAAGCTCTTTCCAATTTGGATCGTTACGAAGATCAGCAAGTAGTGCATCTCCTGCTTCTTTACCCAATGCGGCTAGTATTTGTTCCACACTGCCAATATCTTTTCCTGTGGCATTTGGGCCTAACAATGTACGAGCTACTTCGTCGATGTTGTTTGTTATTAAATCTGCTTTTTTACCGTTGGCATCTCTGTTGAATAATCCTTGGTATGGACTCCACAACATGTTCTTGCTTTTAGCAATGTTTGCTAGTGCAATCTGTTTGTTTACACCTTTCCACTTGCTTCCTTGTGGAATACTGTGTGTGTGAAACTTGGCTGCATTTTGTGCATTGGCTACAACCATGATATCAATTTGATGTGTTTGATCGCCAACTGGTACTTCAACATGTACACTAGTACCACTTTGTCCTGTGTTAAATCCTGACAGGTCAAACATCTGTCTTAATTTTTTTCTAATGTCAGCATCTTTAGCATCTTCCATATCAAAGTGTTGTCTAAGTAGATCCACATCGACAATCATATCCAAGTCTCCACTGACTTTGCCAGGTGTAGGTGTAGCGCCACTGCCAATTGGAATTGCAGGTGCACCTGTTTTAGCAAGCACACTGTTTATACTTTTCATCAATAGTGGAATTTTTTCGTGATCAAAGCTCACACTGTTGGGAAAGATATTTCCGCCTTCTTTGAGTTTGCTTTTTTTAAGACGTTTCTTTTTTTTGCTGAGTAGACCTTTACCTTTGATTCTGTCTAATCTGCTTCCACGTTTTTTGCGTTTTTTAGTCCCGCCCAGAATGTCCGCTATTTTCATCTATCTTACCAATACCTCTTTGAAACTTACGAGGATCTTTGGTGCGAATGCTATTAATCAAACGCTTGTTTAAATCAGCAGCCGTTTCTACATCAAAACTTTCATTGATCAAATGAATCAAGTTAATAGCAGTAACAATTACTTGCTGGGCATTTGCCTCAACAATATGCTTCTTGTCACGCTTAGGCGACATAGCATTTATTTCTTCCAAAATTGATCTCGTTTTACGCTTCATCTTAATAGTATTTAGTAAATATTGTTGCTGGAGCATTGGTGACTAGCACTTATGGCATTTGCAGAGGAGTTGATTCTCAACATAGGATCCATTTAATAATAAGAGCAAAATCATCAATGGCATGCACAGTACAAAACACAGGCTCACTTAGGCTCATATTAATGACTTAACTTTATACTCCGTATTGTGTAGTTCAGAATCATATATAGATATAGATAAGGTCCACAGCACCTTTGCTTCAGCAACTATAAAAAGTACTCAAAGTTTTGACATGTAGCATGTTTACCTATAAACTTTGCACCATTTGCAAGGTGAAATTTTCTAGCCATCTCAGTTAATGGACTCAGTGTTACAAAACGTTTAACCCAAGGTCTTTGACGTTTGATTCTTTCAGCTACTCCGTTTACAATTTCTCTACCTGCTCCTTTTTGATAACTCCACACTGTGTAAAAAACTGCGGTATCCATTCCAGGCCATCTCATATCCCATTCACTGTGTGGTACTTCATCCATGTATGCTACACATATGCATGCTGCAATTTCGCCGTCACGTTCTAGCACATATACTTCTCTGCCGCTGCGTGTACGCCATTCTTTAGTAAGATGTGGTCTTACTGGATCATTTTCAATGTGTACTAGTTCTTCGTCAGTTGCTAACCTAATCACTACTCGCTCTTTCTCAACAGATTTTTAAGTCTATCTGTTGCATCTACTTGTGGATCTGCATCCAAATTATTTTGTGTAACAGTTTCTCCTGCTGGTGCTACACTGCTTTTTGTTTTTAATTTTTGATAGATGCTGGTTACTGCGCCATCATCTTCCTGTTCATCCTCGTCCAAATCTTCAATTTTCAAACTGTCCATATTGAACTTGAGATCCAGTTTACTACCAACACCACTACTACTACGTGTTTTCATAAACTGTATTTGTACCCTGCCACGTTCACGCATTGCTCTACTGCTGAAGATACCAATCAAGTTATCTGCTGTATTGATCTTACTGATACCACCTGCAATGTGGCTATGGTCAAATTCTATTTCGTCAACTGCACTTCTGTTCAACTTCGATGCTGTAACAAATAGTATGCCCAGCTCAGTTGCCAAGTTACGCAGTTCTTCACTAACAAACTTGTCTTTGATAAACTGATCACTTGGATTTACTTTTACTGTTACTGGCATCATCAAATCCAAATAGTCTACCAATAGTGCATCAACATGCAAGTTGTGTTGTATCTGATATTCACGCAAGTATGCTTTGATGTCATTAACTGTGCTACCATTTTTCATTTGCACAACCTGTAGACGACCTGCTTTCTTACTTGCCATCTTTACTCTAAGTTCAACATCACTGCTATTCTTCATAACATCTTTGGTGCCCATGCCTGTAAGCATAGCATCCAATCTCATACAACACAGTTCTTCGCTAAGTTCTAAACTGATGTACACAACGTTCTTGCCCATCAATGCCCAGTTCAGCGCCATGTTTTGCATGAACAAACTTTTACCACTACCACTACCACCTGCAAAGATGTTTAGTTCTCCTGGATTGAATCCTCCATACAACACCTTGTCAAATGTCAGCCAGCCTGTTGAATTTTGCCCCCTGTTGTCTTTGATGCTTTGTATGCGTCCTGCAGGATCATCCCAATAGTTTGTACCAAAGTCTTTGGCAAGTCCAATTTCAGTTGCTGCTTTGATAATGCCTTCAACTGTGCCATACTCTTTGCGCTCCAGTTTGTCAGCACTTTGCAAGATTGCCGCTTCCAATGCTTTGTGTCTACAGAACTGTTCAAAGTTATCCATAAACCAGTTTTTGTGTTCTGGGCTTAGTCTGTCACTTACGTCTTGTACTTCAACACCATTCACTGCACGAACTTGATCCAGCATGGGAACATCATGGTATTCTTCTGCATGCTTTTGAATAAACTCCACAGTGTCTCTGAACTGTCTGTCAAAGTAACTGCTCTCAAGAATGGCATTACAACGCACAAACAAGTCCTTGTCTGCCAACAAGAACTCCAAATATAATTTTTGTAAATCTGCGCTGTAGTCTTCACTCATTCATTTCCCCTTTTAGTTTTTTTGTAATATACTCTTCTCTGGTATATATCAAAGTCCATTGATTGCCTTTTTTAGGCACAGCGCCTTGACTATCCATAGTTATAACGTACTCATAATAATCTGTCAACCATATCACGTCGTTAGTAATATC